AATATAATTATTACTTCCATCCGTATTTATTGATACTGCTTCATGATAACTTAAAGAACGATATGGGTATTGCATCCCTGGAGCATACCACATATTCCCCTCTGCTCCAATTTGATTCCATGCACCAGAAGCAAATTTACAATTATATCCCATTCCGTCTAATTTAAATGTTGTATCGTAAGTTTCTCCACCTTTAGGTAAATATTTTACTGCTCCTACATTTCCTTTGTAGACAGCTACTTCACTTATATAAAGCCAGCAATATTCATCTAAATTCGTATTAGGTTTCATTCCATTATTATCGAAACGAAGCCATAACCATTCAAAATTACCAGTATTAAATGTAAAGGTATGTGGAATATCATTAGTTAAATCACTTCTTTCTCCCCCTAAAGCTTCCATTACTTTTATTATTTGTCCGTAATCCCCATATTCTGTATTACTTAACATAACAAAAGCTTCCATACTTTGTACATTTTGTTCCACTTTGTAATGAAAATTTAGTGTGTAAGTAGTATTTTTTTCTACCTTAAAAGCTTTATAAGAAGTTAAGAACTTTTCTGATGTACTTTTATTTTTTACAGCTCCACATATCTTTCCACTAAATCCATATCCAGTATAAGTTCCACTCCAGAACTCTCCACCACACATCCATTCTCTTAATCCACCTGCAAAAGTACCGTTAGGAACTAAGTTGTGTAAATTAGTTGTTTGTGCAACTTTAAGTTGAAAATCTCTATTAGACTGTTTAAACTCTGTAAACTGTTGTAATGTTACAGCTCCAGCTACTTTCCCATCTAGAGCATTTATTCTACTTTCTGTATTTCCTACTCTCTGAGTGATTCCATTTAAACTAGCTGTAACTTCTGTAACTTTGTTATTAACTTCTGTAACTTCTTCTTTAGAAGCTTTTACACCTAATGTAGTTTCTATAGAATGTGTCTTAGAATTAATAGAGTTAATTTGAGTTGTTACACTATCTCTAAGCTGTGTTACTGAAGAAGATACATCAGATATATTACTGTTTAAAATTTTAATTTTATCATCTACTGTAGTTATAGATTTATCTATATCACTTTGACTAACTTTAGATTTAATTTGATCTTTTAAAATATCAATTCCACTCTCTAAGTTATGAACTTTAGTATTTATAGTTTTTACTTCTAAATCGATATAATTTTTAGCAGCATTTAAAGCATTACTAGATTTACTAGTTGCATCTAAACTTGCTACATTAATTGCATCTTCTTTTGCAATAGTAGCTTTAGCTATAGCTATATCTGTAGCAAAACTTTTAGCTGCATCTAAATTAGAGTTTATTTTACTAGTTAAATCTTTACTTATATTGCTTATATTAGTCGTAATAGTTTGAGTTGTACTATTTAAATCTTGCACACTAGCTTTTATACTATTATTTTCTTGTGTAAGTTTACTTTCTACTGTAGTTATTTTATCTGTTGTTACTTTTATTTTATCCTCAATCTCTTTGACCGTTTTATCTATATCAATTTTATTAACTTTTAAATCAACTTTACCTTTTAGTAATTTAAGTTCAGTAGTTGCTTTACTTAAATTACTATTAGTAGTTGATATATTATTGTTAATAGTGTTTATAGAATCCCTATATACTTGTTCATCTACTTTTAACTTAATAGCATTATCTAAAGCCTGTATAGTAGCTTTTTGACTAGATAACTCTTCACCATGCTCTGTAATAGTATTCTTTTGTGTAGATAATTCTACATCTAAAGTTCTATCCCCTACTTGTATTCTAGTACCTTTTATGGTTTCTGTAGCTCCATTTATATTTCTTACCATACTATTTTTATCAAATATTAGACTTGCATCTATAGAATTATCATCTATCTTATTAAATCCTTCAGTTATACCAGCTTTAGTTAATCCATCTTGATTTAATAATATAGTCTTACCATCTGCACCTCTAAGAACTAAGCTAGAATTATTATTAGAATCTACTCCTAACATAATTCTTTCATATAACTTACCATCTTTATTATCCATTATTTGAAGTTTATTGCCTTGTAATCTTAGTCTTCCATTAGGGCCAGCTACAGTTACTAAACTTAAATCTATTGTTCCAGCATTTATTTTATTAGCAGTTAGTGAACTTATTTGACCTGATCCTATTGCACCTTCTGCAATAATTCCTGAATTTGCAGTAATAGAATTAGCTTTAAAATTATTTGCTGTTAAGTTACCAGCTAGTAAATTATCTATACTTGCTGTTTTGGATTCCAACACTCCAATTTTAGCCGTTGCTGAATTTAAATCTACAATATTAGCTTTTATAGCATTAAGATTACTAATATCTGCATTTACTGCATTAAGTTGAGTTATATCAGCTTTAGTTGCTTCTAGTGTACCTATTTTCGCAGTAACTGCGTGTAAATCTTGTATATCTGCCTTATTAGCGTGTAGATTATCTATATTAGCATTAATTGCTTTAAGATTTACAGCTTCAACTACGTTAGCTTTAAAGTCCTCTATTTGCTTAACTTTAATTCCATCTATAGTACTTCCATCAATAGTTCCATCGTCAACAGTAATATTATTTACTGTTGATGTGGTTTCTTGGTTTTCTTGTTGGATATCCTCGAATTTTAATACTGCATTAGCTAATTCTACAGTATCTCGAGAATGATCTTGAGGATATTCTATAGTTTTTACTATTCTTTGTTTATCTTTTACCTTATTATTCTTAGATATAAGAGTAATTGTATCTCCTAATCTATAGTCAAGAATGTATTTTGGATTTAATTCAGCTAAATTAAGAATGCTGGCATTATACGAAGTATAAGGCTTAGATATTTCTTCTAATTTAGCCTTAGCATCTTCTAAAAGACTTTCTTTGATAGTGTACCTTTCATCTTTCCAATAAATTGTTTTAATCTTTTTTGAATATTGAAAGTTTTCAACATAGTTTTTACCATTATTGATTGACGAAAAAGTTAATCCATCTTTCCCCTCTGCAATTATTCGAGTAGCAAATTTATAGGAATCACTTTGAACTTGTAGAGCTGTAAGATTTAAAGAATCTATAAAGTAAGTTCCCTTATCTTCCCCAAGATGTTCATATACTTCTATTTCTCTCTTAAGAGTATTAAAAACTATATCTACTCTATAAGTCTTTTTTATCTCTTGTACTATTTCTAAAGCATTTTTATTAGTACATCTAACAGTTCTCTTTTTCTTTAATGTATTATCCTTTACTGTCCAACCAGTTCCTACTATAGCTAAATTTAAAGAAGATGTTATTGTCTGCTCTACACTCTCGAATCTATCAAATATATTAGCTTCTAAAGTTTCTAAATTAAGCACACAATCAAACCTGGTGTAATCTACACCTACATCTTTAGCTTTTATTACATACTCTTGAGTTTTAGTTTCTATATACCCTTCTTCTTCTATAAAATTGTAAAATTTATCTTCTTTAGGCAAAGAAAAAGAGAGTTTCTTATCTCCAGTTGCAAGAATACTCTCTATACATAAATCTTTATAATTTATAAGTCCAGCTACAAGCTTTTTATTTTTGTCTTTAAGTTTAAGCATAGTCTAACTCCTTCCTTACTTAAGGTCTACAGTTAGACCTCCTTCAGCTAATTTGGTTACGTAAACTTCTGCTCCAGCTACTGCTAACTTTTTAAGTATCTCTCCATTAGAAACTACAGTAATTACATAGTTTCCTTCCTCAAATGTTGGTTTAACATCATCTTTCTCTTTAACTTCTTTATAGTCAGCATCAACTATCTTTTTATTTTTTTGAAATTTTCTATTATTTTTATTTGCCATAATTTAATCCTTCTTTCTTAAATTTTTATATAAAAAAGAGCCCACAAAATGTAAGCTCTTATACTAAAATATAAAACAATTTAATGGTTTTGCTACCTCTGTAGCTTTATTCCTAAACTTAGTTACTTCTGCAACAATAGCTTCACTATTTTCTAAAAATAATTGTTTATTAGTTACATAAGTTTGTATGTTAGCAACTGAATTTTGAGATAAACTACAACTTATTGTCATAACTGGTTGTTTTAATCCATCTTTCTCAACCTCTACAGTTGAATTTAAATTTGTTGTTTCAATTAATGTACTTGTTACTTTTGCTTCTGACATTTTATATTCCTTCTTTCTTTTATAAATATCGTGGTTCATACTTTATAACCACATCACAACTATTTTTACTAAGAGTTATATTATTAACTCCTGTATTAAGAAAAGGGAACTCCCAAAAGTCGGTATCTTTAAACTTATTAATACCTTCCTCTGTAACAGTTCCCTCTTTACCATCTATTATTATTTTTTTATTTGCGTGTAAATTTTTGATTGTAATAGGATCATTGGCCAAGCCATTAATGGTTAAATCAATAATATCTACGCTTGGAACAATTTCAACTATAGCTGGAGTTTTAAGATTACCTCTAACTTTAATATTCTTAGAATCTTCTTTTTTTATCTTTACTATTATTTCATTAGAAAATTTATATCCTATCCAGTTACAAGTAAACTCCCAATTGTAAGGTGTAATTCTTACAGGCTCTTTCACGCTTTGTATGTAGCACTTATATAGCCTGTTTATATCATCAAATTTTAATACACATTCTATTATCTCTTTATTCAATTCACTAAATTTAAATTCGAATTCATCTTCTGTTTCAGCTTCTATAGTAAATTTACATTCTATATCACAAAATTTAGTTTCTGTATCCAAGAGCATTGGAGTTAATGCGCCTTTTAACCATTGTAAATTACAATTAGTTTTTGAAGGAGATATTTTTTTCTCATTCAAAACCATATTGTATTTTGCATTTGCACTTGAATTATTTATTAACATTTCTATCTCCTTCCTCTAACTGCTGATGCCATGTAAGGTGACATTGCATTAAACACTTCTCTACCATCTATATTTATTATTATAGGTTGTTGTCCTCCGTAACCTATATCTCTTAGAGTATCTGCAAGTATTCCCCCTAGCTTTTCAATTGGAAGTACCGCTTCCGGTCCAGCTTCTCCACCTACTTGTGGTCTACCATTTCTCATGCCAAACATAGTAGGTTTTGTAAGTATTCCCCCTTCTGCATACCAATCTACACCTAAATGCGGAACTGATGGTGGCATCAGGCTAAACTCTCCACTTAGTTTAAAATGAGGTAATTTTATATGTGGTAATTGTATGTGTAAACCACTAAAAAAGTTTTTAATTCTTTGAACTTGGTTTCCTACAAAATTAACAGCTGCACTAATAGGAGTTTGAATAGCATTCTTAATTCCGTTCCATACAGAACTTGTAACTGATCTAATAGAATTCCATACAGAACTTGTTACACTTCTAATACTATTCCAAGCACTTGTAACAGCACTTTTTATAGAACTTGCTATACTTCTAACAGTAGAACTTATAGCATTTAAAACACTTGTTATTACTGCTTTTATAGAGTTCCATACTGCACTTGTAATAGCTCTTATAGCATTCCATACTGTAGTTATAACATTCTTAACAATATTAAATATACTTGTTACAGTACTTACATACCAATTAAACCATGCTAAGAAGAATGATTTAATAGCACTCCATACTATAGTAGCTACATTACTTATAGCATTCCAAACAGTAGTAGCTACATTCTTAACAATATTAAATATACTTATTGCTGTAGAAACATACCAATTGAACCATGCCAAAAAGAAAGCTTTAATTACATTCCAAACTGTAATAGCAATAGTACTTATAGTATTCCATACTGTAGAACATACGTTTAATATAGAGTTCCACACGCTAGAGAATGTATTAAATACAACTGTTAAAACTGTATTAATTATATTGCTTACATAGTTAATACCAGCACTAACAATGCTTTTTATATACTCCCATGCCATAAATACATATTCTTTTATATTTTCCCATACAAACATAAAAGGTGTAGATATTAATATAGCCATAGCTTCTATAATAGATGCAATAGCCATAACTCCAAATGTTACTATGTTCTTTATAAATTCCCATGCTGTAGATGTAGCTTCACATATACTATTCCATATTCCTGTTATTACTTCTTTACAAGTATTAATAAAATTGCTTACTGTTGTTACTATAGATTCCCATACACTAGAAATAGTTTCACACACATTATTCCATGCATTAGAAGTAGCTTCACATATTCCGTTCCAAGCTTCTGTTATAGCTTGCCATAGCTCCTGTGCTTTAGCTTTTATTAAATCCCAGTTTCTATAAACTAAATAACCAATTGCAACTACTGCTGCAATAACTAAAGATACAATTCCAAAACTACTTGTTAAGAATCTTACTGCAATAGCAAATGCTTTAGTTGCAAACTCTGCTGCATACATAGCAGCAATATAAGCTGTTTGTGCAGCACTTACGATTTTAGTCTTTAATGCTGTTATACCTAAAACATTACTTAATAATTTCAAAGTACCAACAACGCCGTGTGCTTGTAAATTGTATGCTACCATTCCGGCTCCTAGTATTCCAAGTGCTATACCTAATGTTTTAGCTACTAATTCATGTTGCTTAAACCAATTTATAACATCTTTTATAGAAGATATTACAGAACTGATTGCACTAACTGTAATACTCGCAAAACTTGTAACTATTTGTATTATAGTTAACAATCCACTAACTATAGTTGGAGAAACTGTAACCCATATAGCTCCTAATGCTTCAAAAGCACCACCTGCTATATTCATAGCAATAACAACTATATTTCCTATAGCATCAAAAGTTGATTGAAATACATTTTTAATGTTTGAAATTATGTTCATTATCTTATCAACTTGTAACATATTTTCAACATCATCTGGGAATATAGAGTAAAACCAATCCCTAGCTTCTTCTACATTACCTTTTGCTAGAGCTACAAGTCCTTTTAATCCAAATTCTATTGCTCCTATAAAATCACTAACTAATATAGAGCCATCTGGAAATAGATTCATAAAAGCTTGATAGAACGAACCACAAACACTCATACCATTTTGAAGATGTTCAATCATAACTTTAAAAGGAGCTACAAAGCCTTGGATTATTGGATTGTTTTTTATTATGTTAAATAAAGTTTGAAAAGCAAATGAAATACCATCTATTACTGGTGATAATCCTCTTATAGCTAATGCTAATAAGTTGAAAGCTCCAACTAAAAGACCATCTTGTACACTTCCAAGCTTTATTAAAAAGCCTTCCCAAGCACTCTTAACACTTGCAATAGCTCCACCAAGTCCACCATCCATGGTATCAGCCATCTTTTGAGTTTGACCATCACAATTCTTAATTGCATTAGTCATTTTATTAAATTCTTCATCAGAACTATTAACAACTGCAAGCATACCCGACATAGCTTCTTGTCCAAAAATAGTACTTGCCATTTGTGCTTTTTGTGCATCTGTTAACTTGCTAAACTTACTTCTTAATTCTTGCATAAGAGGTAAGAATGGTTTAACCTTGCCTGTACTATCTGTAATACTAATACCTAGCTTTTTCATAGCCTTTGCACTTTCACCAGTAGGATTAGCTAACCTTACAAAAGCACTTCTAAGTGTTGTACCAGCCTGCGAGCCTTTAACGCCTTTATCGGCCATTAATCCCATTGCAACTGCAACATCTTGTAGCTTATACCCTAACGCACCTGCAGGAGCACCTGCATATTTTAATGTTTCTCCTAAAAGTCCTATATCTGTATTAGCTGCTGCTGCGGTAGCACTAAGAACGTCAGTAAACATTCCTGTGTCTTGAGCTTGAAGTCCGAACTGACTTAAGCCGTCTGCCACGATTCCCGCTGCACTTCCGAGGTCAATTGCATTTGCGGTCGCGAATGAAAGCACTGGACCTATTCCAGACATTATCTGTCCAGTTTTCCATCCAGCTCTTGCAAGATTCTCCATACCTTGACCTGCTTCTGTTGCCGAGAAACGAGTTTTAGCTCCTAATTCCTCTGCCTTCGCCCTAAGTTCTTGATATGCTTTTCCAGTAGCTCCACTAACCGCTTGCACCTTCCTCATTTGGTCATCATAAGTACTATAAGTGTCAACTATCTTCTTTTCGAAAGCTCCTACTGCTGCTACAGTAAAAGCTGTTGTTACCGCTTTACCAATCTTACCAAAAGTTGCTCCCATTTGCCCTTCTGCTTGTTTAGCTCTGCCAGTAACATTATCTATACTTTTATTAGCATCTTTATCATTTACTGCTATCTTTCCAAAGAGAGTGAATAATTCCATTAATTCACCTCCTTACTATCCCTTTAGGATTCTCTCTGCTTTTTCAATATTTTGTTTTTCTTGTTTTTTACTCATTCTTCTGTTTGAGTTAGATTCCTCAACTTCTTTTTTGAATTCTTCAAATTCTTTATCTATGTCTTTATGTAGCCATATTTGCCATAGATCTTCTTCTCTCTGTTTCTTAATTAAGTGCATAAGAAAATCCGTTAGCTCTTCAAAATCCATACTGGATATTAGTTCTAACGGATTACTATATCTTTTATAAATTAAATCTTTAAATTCATTCTCTCCTATTTGAAAGATGAGAATATAAGTTTGAAAAAACTTTTTAACTCCTCTTTCTTAAAGAAGTCCATAATTAAAGTGTTATACTCCATAAAATCTAGCTGTTCTATTTCTTTTACTTTCATACCGCATAAATTGGCTAATAACTTATTTATATCTTCTTGAGCGTTTTCTAAATTAGACATTATAGTATCAGCCACATCTAGCATTACATCTATTCCTATTTTTTGATAATCCTCTTCTGTCTTATCTCCTTTTCCAAAACTTCCTTGCTTACTTAAAAATTCTTTTATTCCTTTTTTAGCTCCAGTTTTAGACATTATCTTTAACATTAAGAATGTATCTTGTCCACTTAATTTTCTCATTTCTAATTTCTTTTCCATTTAAATTTCCTCCTTAAAATAAAAGAACCCACATAATGTGAGTTCTTAGTTATTAATGATGTTCTTCAACTGTTTTACTTGCTTCCTTTATTGGTGGGAAGTAAATTCTAGCTGGTAGTTTTCTATCAGCTACTTGTTCAGCACTGGCGTGTGCCTCAAACTTCATCTTAAGCACCGCCTCGTCATCATCCTTAGTTTCAGTATCAAGTCCAGATGTACATAAAGCATTATCTAAAACAACTATAATAGGTTGGTCACTTCCACTCATAGTACCAACTAGAGCTATGTTTTCTAAATAATCAGTATTTTCAAGTTTCCCTTTACCTTCAACTATTGTATAACCTTCTGGTCCTTCTTCTGATTCAGAACCTAATTTTCTAACAGCACCATTTATAGCAAGTCTTATATTTTCTGCTGTAATTTCTTTAACATTTATCTCCATAGAAGCTTTAGAGCCTTTTAAAACTTTTTGTCCTACTGCTTCTACAAAAACTCCATCTACTTCTATTTTTCTATATTCCTGTTCTATAGATACTTTATTACCATCACTTGTTGCCCCTAATAAAGTACCTTTCCATTCCTTAGCTAAATTATCCCATTTTAAATTTTTATATACTGCTCCTGCATCTACCCAGTAGCTATTAGGAGTATTTTCTGTATAACCTGTTGTTTGTAATTTTTTAGCCATTTACTTATATTACCTCCAATCTACTTTGCAATATAATTGTATATTTCTTCTTTTTATCTGTTCATTTAAAGTAGGTATCATCTTTCTACTACCAACCTTAAATTGCAATAGAACCTCATCTGTTAAGATTCTAGCTTTAACAAAATGCTTTCTTATATCTTCTATTAATTGCTCTAATCTCAAAGTGTCAGCTCCACAGTTATCAAATATATCCACATCAATATAAAAACCTTCCCTTGTATTTTCTAATGCTTCACTAGAATAAGAGAAGGTCAAATATGGATATATAACTTTTTCAGAACTATTAACTTCTAAATAGCTCTCCTTACATACTTTTCTAAACTCTTTAGTTAGTTCTTTTAAAAAAGGTATTATAGTATCACCTTATTTCTTTTAGATATTTATTTAGTAATTGTTTTAGTGCTTGTTTATTTTTTCTATAAGCTGGTCTTAAATAAGGTTTTGGTTTCATACCCATAGTAAAGTGTCCTTTTCCTTCTGGGTCAACATAATACCAACCGCCTTTTCTACCATTGCCATTCTCTGCAAACTCACCAGTCCCAAATTCGACATATATAGCATAATCACAATTAGTACCAACATAAGCTTCTAAGCTAGATACCTGAACCTTATGATTTATACTTGTTTTTAAGTTTGAAGTGTTAACTGGAACTAATGCTTTAGCTTGACTTTGGATAGCTAATGCAGCAGCTTTAAGCCATTTTATTTCAGCCATTTTTATAGCATTTTTACAAGCTTGACTATTATCCTTAAACATTATAATCACCTATGAATTTCAAATATATTTCTAAATGGTGATGCCTTGATACAGGATCATCTACAAGAACTATATTATATCTGTTCCCTTTACTGTCTATAATCCAATTTTTATTAGATATATCTTCTCTATAATCAGTAATTAGAATATGTGTACTCTCTTGTAAAAAAGAATTTAAGTTACTATTCTCTCCGTTAGCTCCAAACCCTTGTGCTAAATCTAAAAAGCCTTGTATCTTAAATACTTCATTTTCTTTTTCTACTTTTCCACCTATGCCATTATCTTTTTTTATAAGTTTCATAACAGAAAAACTAGGAGCTTTTGAAGTGTACATTATGACCACCTCAACTTTTTATACTTATTTAAGAATTTTAATAAAGATGCTGGATAGCCTTCTACACTTTCATTACTTCCCATATCAAAATAAGTAGTTGATACTCTAGCTATAGTTTCTTGTTTAATTCCTATCTTATCAGCCATTTTATCATCATACTGTAATAGTTTAATAATTCCTAGCTTTATGTCACTTGGGTAATTAACCTTAGTTATAAGGCAATTACATTCCTCTTCTTGTAACTCTTCCTTAACTTTTATATAAGTTTCAGATACTCCTGTTATAGTATAGACACCATTATTTTGTATGCTATCATCTATATCTATACTGTTGCCTACTCTAAAGCCTAAAGCTTCAAAGTTAGCTCCCGTTATAGTATTACCATCATTAAATATTAGTTTCTTCTTTACTCTAACTCTAGTATCTAAAAACTTATTATTAGTTTTATTTCTTATCATAGTTTCTAAAGCATTAAGTTTAATGTCTAATTCAAAGTCTTGGCTAACATCTTTTATTTTTAAAAAGTTCTTAGCTTCTTCTAAAGATAAAATCAATTTATCACCACCTAAAAAGGATAGCAAGTTACTACTCACTATCCTTTATTAATTGTATAATGTCCTCTTTTTTTGTTTTAGAAGGTACTTCAATTCCCTTTTCAACTGCTAAAGCCTTCAAATCTTCTACTTTCAAAGCATCATAATCTGCATTTTCTAAAGGATCACAATTATCTTCTACAACTGTAAAACCTTGATTTTCTAATATTTCTTTATAGTGTTCATCATCTACTACTCTTTCAACGTTTAATCTTTTCATTCTAATCATTATTGACTCTTAGCCTCCTTATAGTTAACATATATTGAATTAGCTGAATTATCCTTTATCCATAAATCATGATATCTTCTATAATCCATAGCCCAAGCATTTGCTTTTTGGTTAGTTTGTGGATCAAATATTCTCATATTATCTTGCTTAGTAATTGCAAGAGGTGTTCCTTTAGCCATTATAATAAAATTCATTTGAATTCCTTTTGTAGCTTTAGCATATCCACCTTGTGTTTGCCCATGAGTTTTACCATCATATAATTGTATAGCTGAATACATTCTATTTTCAGGAGTTTCTATTAATGGACATCCATCTATAGCAGGTACTTTAGTATTAACTCCACCTTTACTAAATTCTACACTTGAAATCTTACCAAACATGGCAAGTTCAACTTCCATAAGAGCATCATAAGTTATATGTATAACTAAAGGATCATTACAGCCTTGTTGTCTTATTTTCTTTATACCTAATTTAATTTCTTGAATTATTGTATCTTTAGCTGGAGTATAAGAATATTTCTTATTATCTTCTAAAGCTAAAGTAGATAAAGCTGATAATCTATAAGCATCTATCTCTGGTATAACCTTAGTTCTTTGAAACTCTCCCATTATTGCTCCTGCTGTCACAACAAATCCAGTTTCATCAACATCATTTGCATCAATAGAGAACGCTCTTCCTCTATCTTGTGTCATAGTTTTTGTTTCGTAACCAAATGTTACATCTCCATCTACGAAACCAGAATTACCTGTTCTACCATAATCAGCTAAACCATCTACTGATAATTTAGGTATTTTTACCTCTTTCCCTCCTTTGTACTTTACTTTACCAGCATTTCCATCCATCCAACCAGTAACCATTTCTTGAACTGCCATTTTATCTAGTTCATTTTGGAATATAGTTGAGTATTGTAAATTATTTGCCATTATTTATATCTCTCCTTTTCTTTAATAATTTCCACTTAAAGCACCTGCAAAAGCACTTGCAATCGTTTCTGCTTCACTTCCTGTAGAGCCTTCACTTAACTTATTTTCTAAAATGTTAAAGTTATTCTTGTTATTATCACCTTTATTCTCTTCTACTGGGAAGAATGTAGCATTATTCTCTTTTAATTCCTTAGCTTTATTTTCCCAATCTTTTTCTAAGTCTAGCTTATCAATATCACCTAGTTTATAAAGCATATAATCTAAGTCAGTACAACCTAAATCTTTTAACTTACTCTTAATAGTAAATTCCTTTTGCTCCTTAGCTCTAGTTGCTTCCAAATCTGACATTTTAGTTTTATAACCCTCAATTTCTTTTTGCAGGTCCTCAACATCTTTGTGATTTTTTCTTAAGTTATCTAAAGTCTTGTTTGCAGTTTTAAGGTCGTTAGAAACCTCATTATACTTTTCTTTTGGTACTGCATTCTTAGGAAATTCAGTATTAATTGACTTCATTAATCCATCAATATCTAACTTTCCATCAGTAATTGTTGCACCTTCTAATAATTTTCTTAACCATTCCATTTTTATTACCTCCAATAGCATATTTATACTGGTTGCTCCCAGTTAGGAGTACTGTTGTTCTTTATGCTCTGCAACTCTTAAAAAAGAGCAAAATAAAAAGCCTTATTTCTAAGACCTAATTAACTCCGTTATATGCTGTTTGTAATAAGAATCCTAATAGATACCATATTTTATCCTTAATCTTATTTAAACAAATCTCTGCTCCTATATCTTCGCTGTAATTAACTTTATCTACACAACCAGTAGATTCAATTATCTCAAATCCATTAACTAAGATAGCTCTTACTAAAGTTGTTTTATCTCCAAGAGTAGATACGTGAACTTCTTTTATAAAGCCATCTACCATCTTAGAACCTATTGAAACTCCACTAGCTAGATTCTTATTATCATCAACTTTTAAATTAGATTCCTCAAATTGTTTCTTAGGACACCATGAAATATATTCATCTGGATATTGAATTAAATAACCTTCATCATTGGGATTTTCATTTTTAGGTATATCCCATCCTCTAAACTTATTATATTCTCCCCTAGTCATTGGCTTTGCTTTAACTAATTTTGTACTAATATAACTTTTCATTACTCAACTTCTCCTTTAAGTTCTATTCCTTCTATTTTTGCTCTTTCCTCAAGTGTATTTAAATAACATTCCATGTAAACTAATTGAGTGTGTAGTAATTCATAACTACAATTAGGTTTAAACGTTAGTGTTCCTTCCTTATACTTTTTAAGCATATTATTTAAACCAGTTATTCTAATTTTCAACTGCAAATACTCTGCTTTAAATCTTTCTTTATAATCTGCACTAACCATCATCTTAGCTGTTTCATTTAGTTTCTTCATTTTAAACCAACTCCTATTCCTAATTTTTTATACAAATCTTTTGTTAAACTTTCTGAGATTTCCTCCAAAGAAGTTTCTATTTTACCGAACTCTCCCATATTAATTGTTATTGGTGTATATTTTCTTATTAATGGTTTTCCATTAGGTACACAATTATTAATGTTAATATCCCTCATCATATTAGTTGGTGGAATTTCAGCTATATTACAAGCTACCATTCTTTTATTATCACAATTATCTTTATGTTTACATTCATTGCATTTCTTATATATCTTACTTATAGTTGTAGTCATAATAGTTCCTCCTACATTTTAAGTTGCTCTCCAACAACTCTATTTTCATACCAGTCATTATAGTTTTTATAAGGTATAACCCTGCCAGTTTCATTATCTCTTCTAATGTTCGGAGAAATACCTTCAACTACATTTATAGTGTCACACCTGCAATGTATATCCATACTAGCAACACCAAAAAGACGAGGTTCTAAAGCAGTATATCCACTAATCTCAAACTCTTCATCTACATTCTTAACTTGTCCATCTAAAGCTCTATGTAAGCATCTTGTTTTACTATCTAAAGTAGATAACCATTTCTTTTTTAAATCTATTCCTAAGTCTGTTGCTTCCTCATAAGAGTCTTGTCTTGCTAAACTTCTAAGTCTATTACCTTCTGTTATAGCAATTCTTAAACTTTGCTTATAATCTGCATTAGATATTTCAGATAGTTTCTTAGCCATAACCTTATATCCTCTATCATTTATCATGTGGTCTGTAAGGCAAGCCTTAACCTTAATCTTTAAGTCATTTAAATGCTTACCATATAAACGTTCAGATAGGTTTAAACCACCTACTGGATATTCTATAGCTTTCTTTACATAGTCCTCACTTATCATAGAGAAACTAAGATTTATTTTATACTTACTTTCCAACTCATAGAATAAGCCAAAATAGTTTTCCTCATATGTCTTAAAAGCATGATTACTTATATCCTTACTATTTGTATTGTATAGTTTATCAAGAATACTATTAATCTGCGCTTCTAAAGATTTTAACCTATTACATTGCAACATCTGTGAATAAGTTAAATCATCATATCTACTCATGTAGTCTTTTAATTCTTTTTTTATCTCTGTTAGAGCATTAGCATAATTAAGAATAAGTAATCTTTTTACTTCATTCTCATTCTTATTCATCATTCCTAAAAGTTCTTTATAATACTTATTCATTATTTACACCTTTAGGATCATTTAGCATCTGTTCAGATAAAGAATTAAAATCTACATTTTTAATTTCTTGTTTCTCTAATTTTTCTTTTACCTCTTCATAGTCAAGTTCAAGAATATTACATAAACATTTAAGAACTGTATCATCATCAAGTCTTGTTGCAGCAGTAAGAATATTATCTATAAGTTGTCCTTGTTTTTCTGCTTCTATTTTTTCATTATTAGCAACATCATTCTCATTAACCATAGTTTCTCTTACTATGTTAATGTCAATATCCATAAAGTTATAGGCTTTATTAAACCTCTTATTAATATCTTCTACTATAACCTTTAACAACTGTCTTATTAGCTTTCTAAGCCTTATCTCTGCTTTATTACACTTTAAGTCCAGTAGAGCATACCTAGATTTAATAACAACATTGGTAATATTTCCATCGCCTATTTGGCTACTATCAAAGCCCATACCAAACTTATATATAGATTCTTTATCTAGTTTTATTTTAGATTCTCTTGCTGCTATAGGAATATCTATCGTCTTTACATCTATGCCACCCTCACTATCAACACCTATAGTCTTTTTAGTTTTTAAGTTAGTAGTTAATTCATCTAAGCTATCTCCTTGATAACCTCTAACTACATATATTGCTTCTTGGAAGTCCTGTAAGTTATTAGATAAGCTACACGCCATAAGGTCATAATCATCTATTAAAGCTTTTATAGGCTCTAAATCTGTTTTCTCATACTTATTATTCTGTAATTTAAAGAATGGTATATATCCAAGTCCTCCGCCATCATAAAAAGCTTTTTCATCTTCTAATGTTATATGTGGTCTTGGATTAGGTTTAATGCTATCATCTAGCTTAAAGTCTTTGCTATCTCCATCTTTTACATAATAAGTTACATCTTTATCTGTCCATACTTCCGCTTTAGTTATAGTTACTTGCTTATCTTTATCTTGTATCTTAGTATCATAATACCTAACTATACATTTTAATGCATAATTATTAAGTTCATCATATACTGGTATAACATTCAAGCTATCTGCAACTTGAAAGCTAATCTTATTACTAGAATCTATATAAGCATAAACATATTCAAGTCCTTTATTAGATGCTCCTTCAATAGCGTTTTGTAGCACCTCTTGAAAATCTTCATTAATATATTCCTTTAAGTAATCTTGTAATGCTTGATCTTCCGTTATGACTTCTATAGGATTAGATAATAAATACTGTACCTTTTGGTCTACAAGCTCTGTATGGAACTGATGAGGTATTTGTATATTACTTCTATACTTATCTTCTTTAAGCATTCCATTACTATCATAATAGAATAATCTATAATTAAGTATTTCATGTTGTCCTTTGTAATATGCTATACCTTCCTTAGCCTTAGCTTTAATAGATGATGCTCTATCTTTGCTAATTAAATCACCTAGCTTTTTTAACTCCATTTAATCACCTCCTATACTAGCCATGTATTTCCTTTACTTTCTGTATATATTGCATATCTTAGAGCATCTAAAACATCATCCCATAGTTTTATAGGTTCACCCGTTTTCTTATTCCAGGCATACATAAATATTTCTTTCTTAAATAAATCAACTTGATCCTCAACTACAAACAATGTTTTAGTTTTAAACCTTTTTGCAACTGATTCTATTCCACTTAATACAGCCTTATCAGCATTTTTAGCTCTTAATCCTTCTTTCTTGTACCTTGCAACGTGTTCTGGTCTAGCACTATCACAAAAAAAGGTAATATTGCCATACTTAGACTTAATTTCTTTACCTACATTTACCCAGTAGTCTATCTCTTCATATTGCCTAGAATACTCTTTTAATAAATATAGGTTATCTTTATCATCTTGTCCTATAACAACCACTGAACCAAAGTGTTCATACCCCCAGTCAACCCCTGCAAAGTATTTTACAAAGTTAATACCTTTTAACTTACTAGATTGTATATAATGAACATCTTTTCTAAAGTCTTTATATACAATCCCCTCTGCCGATACCCATAAACCTTTAATATCTCTATCAGTAAACATTCCAGAAGGTGTTGAAGCTTTAATATTCTCTCTATACCTTTCACTTAAAAAAGTATTATCATCTAATTCATAATGATAAGCTTGAATTACTTTTCCATCTGCCTTATCAATAAAATTAACCTTTAACCAATGCTCTGGTTGATCCGGGTTAGTATCTATTAAGATTCTTGCACCTTCACCAGAACATCTAGCTTTTATTTCATTAAATACCTCTTCATTAGCCATAGTACCTTCATTGATATAAGCTCCAAAAGCTGTCATACCTCTTATTCTTCCTAAATCATTTATCTTACTATGACCAAAGCAACATACTTGAACACCAAACAATATAAATCTATTATGCTTATCAAATTTAAATTCAATATCATATTTATTTGTAAGCTCATTCAATACGTTTCTTTGTATTGCTCCTAAGTCTGCTCCTGCAAGGATATACTGGGGAAGAGGTATATTTAATTCATTAGCTATCTTCCTAACTCTTCTAAGCTCATAAAGGAATAAATCATTATCTAAAATAGTTTTCCCTGTTCTTTTTGCTCCATGATTAATTAACATGAAATAATCATTAGTCATAGCAAACTTCATTACTTCTAACTGTTTAGGATGATATAAGTCTTTAAGCATTTCTTATACCTTCCTCTAGCTTAGCAAAGTATTCGTCAATCTTATCTTCTTTGCTCTTTTCATTATTAACTATCTTAGATTTTAATACTTCAAGTTCTGCTTTCTGCTTATCTGTAGCTATGTTCATATGGTCACTTAACCATTGAAGAGCTTTCATCTTATCATGTAATTTTATCGATACGCCATCTTTTCCTTGTTTAACTTCACTTATTATAGTTCCATCAACATTATAGCTATCATTAAAATCAACATAGTTTACTTCAATAGTTTTAGATTGATTATCTTCGAGGATTTCTATCTCCCTTTTTCCGAAGTTAACATAATCAGTTATATCACTAAAAGCTATATCCATATATCTTTGAAATATATCCTCTTCACTTAACATAACCTGGTTAAGTTTATGCTGCTTAAGCTTTTCTATCTCTAATTCTATCTTAGGGTTTCTTAGGGTTCTAAAACCTTCAACCATAGCCGTTTCATAGCTGCATCCATAAGCTTTTTGATAAGCCTTAGTAGCATTAAAATACTTTATATAATAAATACAAAAAAGCCTTTGCTTATCAGTAAGTTCAGTATTTCCTAATACCTCTTTTACCTCTTCTGCAATAGGCTCTTTATTCATATTATTATCAATATTTTTTTGTACTTTTTTATTTGTAGTACTACATTCATTTTTTTGTAGTACTACATTCCATTTATCTCTACACTTCCAATTGCTTATTGTCTTTTCATTTTCATCTAACATATCAGCAATTTCTCTATTAGTGATATTTCCATCATGATCTTTATATATCTCAAATGCTTTATCTCTGTTTGGACTTCTTGCTCTAGCCACATCACCACCTCACTTTTTATATTTATCTTTTAGTCCTTTAGTATCTTAGCCATAGTTGTTGTGCCAATATCTTTTACTTCATCCCAAGTTTTACTCAAAAGATATTTTGATAAATATTTTATTTTTTCTTTACTATCTAACGTCTTTTCTATACCTACTTTATTTTCAATATAATCTATTCCATCTCTTGTAACAACTGCATTTCTAGCTTCAGCATATATAATCGGGGTATTTATACCACCTCTAGTAATAAAAATGCCATCAATTAATCCCTCATTTTGTAGCTTATCTAATGCTTGGAAAAACTCATCTTGTTTTATCCCCAATTTTTCAGAATTAATATTTTCTTGCATATTAGAATCATCCTTTAGATATTCCTTATACATACTTATTAATACTTTTTCTTTATTTCTCATATAAATCACCTCATTATAATAATAAGGCAATTTATGTTAAAAATCAAAATTATGTTAATAATGTAATTATTTTATTACTTTTGTCTTAATGCTCCATTAACTCTTTTATACTTTCTTTGGTTTCTTAAGCATTCCTCTATATCTTGGTAAGGCTTAATAGTAACTTCAATCTCTTCACATTCTTTATAACATTCACACAAAGGATTCCCTTGTAAACAAGCACACTTCATTTCCCAACCATTCCATCTACTTAACATTACTATCCTTCTTTTATTCATCATTACTATCACCTTCTTTCTAAATAAAATAAAAAGAACCTAGCCGAAACTAGATTCTTTTCCGTAATCCAGAGGTTATTTAATTTTTTTAATGGCGGAAAGTAAGAGATTCGAACTCTTGCTAGACTTTAAGCCTACTAACAGATTAGCAATCTGCCCTCTTAACCAACTTGAGTAACTTTCCATGTGCAAGGCTTTTACACCTTGCTTTCCGTTAGTTAAGTTTTAATTTACATCCAGGAGGATCATCAATGAACGCTTTACCCTATCCACAATTACATAATAACATATAAAAGTGGGTATATGGTGGGTATTAAACGGGTATAAATAGGGGGTATATTTATATAATAAACCTTTCTTGAACTCCTGGATTATAGAAAACAAAATCTGCAATTTGCTTTATGACCTTAGGTCTTAATTCCTTCCTGCAATAATCCTTATTATATTTTAAATGTCTAGCAACTGTTCCCCAACTAACTTTAGGTTGATTTATATATCTTAACCTAATTAAATCCTTCTCCTCTTTTGTTCTAAGAGTTTGTATAGCTAAATCTATTCTTCTCTTTAATCTAACCTTATAATCTAAATCTCTCTTAAGATAGAATAAATCTTTTTCTTTCCTTATTACTTCATCTTCAACCATGCTGCTAAACTTATTTGTTGGCCCACTTTTTTCATTATAACCTATAGCTCCACAACCAGTATAAGATTCTTGAATATCTTTAATTTCTGCTTCTATTAGTTTAATTTCTGTTTCTAATGTATTGTAATTTCTAAGTAAATTTTCTGTCTTTTTGAATAATACCTTGTCCATATTGCTCTTCCCTTTCTAATAACTCTGGATTAATCATTTATATACCAATTCGTCATTATTTCATCCAACGAAAAAATTGGCTCATCCTCTTCATATTCTGTTATAACTCCAGTAGAATCCTGCTCTAAAATAACCCCTTCTCTCATCTTATATTTAAGTTTATTAAGACAACTCTGTATTTCCTTACCTTCTCTCAAAGCTTCAATCGCTTCTTTTATAGCTCTTATTTTCATTACTTTTCACCTCTTAGTAGCTCTGGATTCTCATATATATTTCCTATAACCTCAAATTTAGCCTTAAAAAAACTATTTAAACTCAAGAATGCTTTATCATGTCCCCATATAACTCCAAAGCAACCATCTTTAAATTCAACTACAGTCTTACCTTCTACTATAACTTTATCTCCACTATATATTTTTATAGATAATATATCTCCTTCATATATCTCTTTTCTGTTCTTATCCTTTAGTCCTGTATATTGCATTATATCAATTTCATCATAATAAAAATGAATTACCTTATCTCCATTATCTAAAATTAAAGAACATTCTTTATCTTTAAGATGAAATTTATCTATTTCTCCCATTCTTTCTTTATATCTATCCCATGCTCTAAACTTAATCTCTCTACTCATACTTATCCCTCCTATTCAATAACTTTTATCCTGCTACTTAACGCTTCCCAAGACATACTGCAATTACGAGAACTTATATATATACCTAATACACCTCCACTTAACATGTGTATATACCAAATTTCCCATACCTCAGTTCTATCATTATCAAAAATTATTTTAGCTCCTGGCACTATACCTTTTTTAATTGCTTTATATAATTGTTTTTTCATTTTCTCTTGCAAAGTTTCTTTTTTAACATCTTCAATAATGTCAAAAACACTAACTTGTCCTTCTAACACTTCCAATTATTTCACCTTCTTTAACTTTAAAGTAAATTCTAAGCAACTTTTTAGCATTTACTTTAAATTTTTTAGCTGTAGCACATATACCTATTTCATCAATGCTCTCTATAAGATTAGGTAAATCACCACTATTCTTCTTTTTAACAAAATTTATTTGTCTTATATCTTTAAATTCATTTGGAATAGATTCATTTACAAATCTATTCCTCCATGATATATATATTTTTTTAGCATTTTCTTCAGAAATCCTAAATCTATAAACTAATTCCTTTATGACATCATCTTTTTCTTCGTTTGAACATGCATAAAGAAATCTTTCTATCTCTTCCATGTTTAACACCTCTCCGTATCTTTCTTATAAACTCCATAGAACGTTTTATCTATTAAGATAATGCAATAGTTCTCTCTTTCTAAGAAAACCTCCCACACGCTATTTTTAGTTAATAGAGGATGAAGCCTTGTCCAATCCTCCAGTAACTTTATTTTAGGTTTATCAAAGAAACTTATTTGATCGCTCATTTTAATAAAGTCCTAACATACTTTGAGTTTTTTTCATATCACCTTCAAACTCAAAGTAACAATATCTACTACTCTCTTTAGTCGGTTTAGCTCCTATAAACTTTAACTGTTCTATGAGTAACTTATTTCTCTTAACGCTTGCTTTAAGTTCAGTTCTATTGCTAGAAATCAATCTTAATTCTATACTCACTTTTCTACACCTCACTTAATTCAAATTCAACCCTCTCGAGTTCTTCCGTATATTCTTTTATAACTCTGAAATCAGCTACGTAAGCATCATCTTTATAAGCAATACCATTCAAGCTATCTAATATAATCTTTCCTATGTTATCCGCATCTGGTTTCTTTCTTGGCTTTTCTAATCCGTCCCTTATAGCCTGTACACGCTTTTTACTATAAGACTTAGGTATTTTATAGTAAGCAACAATTAAAACCTTTATAGAGCCTTCTAAGTATCTTCCATCTTGCTCCTGGTAACAATCTCTTACTAACTTTTCATATTGAACTGTATCTTTAGGAGTAAAGGCATGACCTCTACACACTCTAGGTCTAGCCTTTCCTCTTATCTTTCCTGTAACTACCACCTTCATAAACTACCTATCCTTTGAATTTATTACTCTTTCAGCATATCTAAACTGCTGCTTTATATAATCATCTTCATATGATCCACCACTCACTATCCAATCACCTATTCTGTGTTGAATATCTAAAGCAACCTCTTCTGGAAGTTTATCTGAGTGCTTTGTTAATTCTCTTATTGAATTTATCTTTACCATCTGTATCCTCCAACCTTTACGCTCCATCTTTTTCTAAGTCCAATATCTCTACACTTAAGATAAGCGTAAACTTCTTTATCTTTCTTTTCTCTCTTAGCTGCTATATCTTTATAAGTCATAATTCCAAGTTCATGTGGTGTATACATATCAAGTAAATTAACTTTCACTTAAATCACTTCTATTTTTTTATTAGTTTCAATTTCTAATGTTTCAATATACTTTTTAATAGCTCCTTTAGAAAACTCATTCTCTGGTTTGATTTGTATAACTCCATCCTCTTCTCTAATATCAGCATTTTCAAAAAATGTTTTGTAACTTACTGGTGATAAAGAATCTGAGTTAGCTAATAACTCATGAATAAGAGAAGGATAGAAGCGAGGAGAGGTTGGTGGGGATTCCTCTTCTTCTCCTTCTTTTCTTTCTTTATCATTCTTATATCTTTCTTTATCATTCTTGTTTGTTTTTTTTTGAATTTCTTTTGAATTTTTTTTGTTTTTTTTCTGTGTTACCTCTGTGTTACTTTGCTGTTTTTCCTGTGTTTCTTCTGTGTTTCCTACTTCTTGATAAACCCCATAGTTTTCAATGGTTACAAGTGTTTTTTTATTATCACTTTTTACTGTAATCATATTTTCTTTTTCTAAAAGTTCTAAAAACTTTTTTACTTTAGTTGTGCTCCATCCCCAAGCATCACTAAGTTGCCTTAATGATGTAATTCTTGAACCTCTTTTAATCTCTATTAATTCACCGTTAAATAATATTTTATTGTCTTTATGGTTTGCCATTAGTAGAAGGTCTACAAAGGCTTGTCCTCTACTAAATGGCTTATCTTCCCATAACCAATGATTTTGAATACTTCTATAAAGTTTTAACCAACCTTCTACCAAGCCTTTCACTCCTTACATCTGTCTTAACTTATAAGCTTCATTTATCTTTTCTCTTAGTTCATTGAAAGAAGCTTCATCTAAATTTAATTTTGTATCTTCTTCAATAAATATAGTTACTTTATCAGTATCTTTAGCATCTATAAGAAAGTTTTCTTCCTTACCATACTTTCTTACTTCAAGCTCTAATCCATTTAAAGTCATATTACTCACCTTTCCTATTTAACTTTTCCTTTTTTATGAACCTCATAGTTATATCCATTATCTTTTAAGAATTTACTTAAAGCCTGGATCATTTCAAAATTATGTTCTACATAAACATCAACAAAGAATTTATCTTGCCTAATTTCTTCTTCGACCTCTTTTTTAGCATTTTCAAGTGGTTTAGAGATATCTAAAGGTGTTTGAACTGGTTCTTTAACTTCAACTTTAGGTTGCTCCTTTGGTTTTTCAGCTTCCTTTATCATAGTTGCCTTATCATTAATTTCTTTTAAAATTCTATCTAAAGGCCATCCAAATTCTATATACTTAGTAAAGTCCTCAAATTTTAACTTAGTATTAATACCTTCATTAGCTACACTTATAGCATTTTCTATTGAGACTCTAAGCATTTCTTTTCTTTGCTTTTCATCTTCCTGCTCTCTTTCTAATAATAAAGCTCTTGATTCTATATCTTCTCTAACACTTTTTAAACTTTTACTTAGGTTTAAATATTCATTTTTTACAGTAAGTTTTGAAGCATATTCTTTATTTAAATTATGTTTAGCTACACTTTCCTTAATGAGTTCTAATGCTTTTTCTCTTTTCTCTTCTCTGCGCTTATCATCAAATATCTTTATGCCTTCTTTTATTGGTTTTTCTACATCTTCTATAGTTTTTATAAGCTCTTTGCATTGATATTCAAATACATCAATAGGAATTAACATCTCTCTTTTAACATCTTTTCTATAAGTATCTATCTTATTTCTAAGACTTGCTAAATCCTTTTGAGTTGCTCTACAGTCTTTTAATCCTTCTTCTGTAACTATAATTCCCTCATACTTTTTCATAGTTTCTTGTAATGATTCTTTAACTTCTTCAAAGTTCATTTTTATTACTGGTAATTCTTTATTTATTTGTATCTCTTTCATTTCTCAACTCTCCTAAAAATCAAAATCTCTTTGTTGTTGCTCTGCTTCTATTTGCTTTAATTCCTCTTTCTCTCTTTTTTCTTTTAATGTTTTCTTTTTATTAAGCATAGTTAAACAAGTTCCTACCGCCTCATTTGTTATATCTTCTACTTTATTAACTCCTGCCCAAGCCAAAAACTCTTTTTTATCTGTTTCAGTTTCTTGTATTAAACTATTAATTGTTAGTACATGAGCTTTTCCTATTTTTTGTTTTCCCAATTCCGCATCCTCATCAACTGCTCCACCATCTATTACATCAGTTTCAGCAATTTCAAAAGCCATCATATATAAATATCTTCTTGCAAAACTTTGAGTACCACCTATATTTTGAATAGTACTGCATCCTTTTAATGTTGCTACCTCAACTGGTGTTGTCCATATCCTTTTTTCTTCTAAATTTTCTGTATTATATATTGTTAAAGTTGCTAACTTCTCTTCATAACTAAACTCTGTATATAATCCAATCTCATTACAAATATCATTGATATGTGGTAAGAAATCTCCTAGTTCAAAATATTTATAATTTGAATACTTGTTATATCCTGTTTTCTTTAAATCTTTATTTTGTAAATCTACTCTAGCCTTTTGTATTTTCTGATATATGTTAAGCTTCTTTATTTCTGGCATAACTTTTTTCCTCCTATTTTAAAATTCAGTATCTTTAGCTTCTTCCTTAAAATCCTCTATACATTCACAGCATATTATCTTATCTCCAATAGAGTAATAGCTTTCACCTGCATATATGCTATAACCACATTCAGTACAAGTTTCTACAGCTCTTGGCTCTTCTCTATTGAATCTATACTCATAACAACAATCTGGTAAATTGCCCATAAGTTACAGCTCCTTTACTGTTTCTCCAGTTTCGATATCATAAATTTCACCATTGTCTAAATCCATTCCTGGTGGTAATATATCCTTGAGATTTATTTCTTGAGTACATTGGTTACTTTGGTCGGTGCCAATGCACTCTCTTTTTATTTCTTCCTCTATTAAAACGTTTAGAGGTTTGTCTATTGTTAGTTTACTTAGTCTTTCTTGTACATTTTTTGTAATCTTCTTAGCCAGTTCTAACATAAGACTAACCACCCTAGCATATTGTAAACTACATAATAGATAATGCCCCAGATTACAATTAGTACAATTAAAATTACCAAGCACCCTGTATTAACTTTTTTCATACAATCCTCCTAAATACACATTCTGTTGAGCTAATAAGTGTTTTAAATTGTTCATTTGTAATACGCTTATCAAATCTAAGCTTATTAAATTTTAAATCTTGATCTAAAGCTAGTAAGATGTCTTCAAATACCTCTTTGCTATGTCTAGCTTTTAAATCTTTTATATGTTTATAATTCATAACAACAATCCTATAAACTAAATATTTTTAAGTTCTTCTATTAAATTTTCAAGTTTTTCTATTTTTTCTATATTTACATTGGTCTTTTTCATAGAAATTACTATCACAGAAAAATCATCTATAATTCTTATAATTTCTCTTTCACTAAACTCACTTGTTCTAGCCTTCTCTAAAATACTTGGTCCTAACTCTATTAGAAACTCTACTGCTTGATTCAAGAAATTTTCTATTATGTTTAAATTCATAATCAAAACACTCCTTTTAAATTACATTTGCTGAAAATATTAAAGCTAACATATTACATGTGCTTAGTATTAAATATTTAAAGCTTTTTCTAGGCTCTTTTTCATCTAGGCTTTTAATCATAAAGTAAAGACTTAAATATAGAGCTGTAACTATTGATATTATCCCTAAAATTATTCTTCCGTTTGGAGTTAACATATAATAACCTCCTACATCTTTTTTATATTGTTTAAGTCGCTTAAATCCATAAATTCATACTTTCTAAAAAATTCTTCTATCGCATATTCTGGCACTTTAAGTGATTTAAGCTTTAACGCTACTAACATTTTCTTTTCAATCAGTTTGTATACAACATCAAAGCTAGTTTTTAATATTTTAGTTGTTTCTTCAACTGAATAAACTTTCATATCTCTTTCTCCTAATTTAAAAATTTATTTATGAAATATTGTTGACCTTTCCCAGTGATCTTGGGTGTCTTAGTAATTCTGATACTACCATCTGGATTATTTATTGTTCTTTCCTTAATTTCTATTATCTTAAGTTCTAAGCTCTTTTGAGTTGGCATATTATAATCTGTCCCTTTACGTTTTATAAGGTACCCATTATCTCTAAGCCACTTAAACAACCTCTTTTCTCCAGTATCTATTCCATTTTGTTTCATTAACTTAGCTAGCTCTCCAACAAGTATTGATGTATGGCTTGTACTAACTGCATCAGCAAAAATAACTTTTGGAGCATTACGTTCTTTTTCTTCTTCAAGTAATCTTCTCTTTTCTTGTTCCTCTTTTAAGTTTGTTGCTAATTGAATTAAGAAATCTGGACTTGTTAATGCTTTTTCTAAAGTATTTTCAGTCATATATGCTCCATAATTTCTTATTGAAGGTAGTACTTCTGATGTAACCCATCTTTTAAATTTCTTTGCTTTTGGTAAATTACTTCTAAGTATTAAACTATATAAACCACTTTCATTTATTAATACTGCTCCTTTATTTCCAAATTGAGGATAATCGGAAAACGCGATTTTCTTCTTATCATCTTCGTCCACATGATTTTTTAAAGCATCACTTGAGTTTGAATATCCTAGAATATCTGTTATATCCTTACCAACTAACCACCCTTCATTTTCTATAAATAATGTTCTAATTTGTCCAAATTCTTGATTATTAAAAATCTGTAATTGATTATTCATTGCTTCTCCTCCCAAAGTATTTTTTTAGGTTTCATAGGTATTTTAAAATAAGTTGCTATTTTTTTTATAAGCTTATAATATTGAATAAAATTTTCAAATTTTATCTCAAAACTAGTATTTAAAGAACGTAAAACTTCATTCAATTTAAAAACATCAAAAGGGTTCATTATTGAGTATTTTTTTACTTCATTACTTATAATCTCTATAAAAAAATCTTGATTAGTTATTTCAAAATTAATTTCCCTTAACATTTTCTTTTTCCTCCTTAAATATCTCATTTTCATCCACTTCAAAAGCTTGTGAAATAGCCCTTCTACTATTTTTTCTTGGATAAGCATTTCCTTTTTCCCAAGTCCAATAAGCCTTCTGTTTAGTAAAACATTTTTCAGCTGCTTCTTCTTGAGTCCACCCCTTGATAATTCTTAAAATTTCAATTTTTTTATACCAAGGTAATCCTGCTATAAGTTCATTCATTTCTTTCACCTCTCCATTTTACGTTTTTGTTAATAAACGATTATTTTTTTCTTGTGTTTCGTCTATGGTTATATATTACGTCTTTTTGACGAGAATTCCAAATTTTATTTTCCGTCATTTTACGTCTTTTTCTCTTTTGAAGTTAATTTACGTTAATCATATGAGTATTTTACGTAAATTTTCTTTATTTTATTGACAAAATGACGTTATAGACGTAGAATAACGTTAGGAGGTAATTTTATGGGAAAAGAACTTGGTTTAAAAATCAAACAATTAAGGAGTGATTATAGCCTTAAAACAGGTAAAAAATGTACTCAAGCTGACTTAGCTAAAATGATAGGTATAAGTAGAAGCTACTTGGGAGATATAGAAAGTGGTAGAACTAATCCTTCTGATGAAATTTTATTAAAACTATCAGATGCTTTAGGAGTTGATTTAGATATTTTAATTGAATATAAATTGAAAGGTTTAGAAAATAATTCTTCTTCTATACAAGAAGAAACTACTCTATATGAAACTGGTAAATTCAAAACACCTGAAGCCGCTATGCAGTTTATATTAAAACAACCTGCAATTATGGGTTATGGTGGTTTTAATACTAAAGAAATGAGTGAACAAGAGATAATTGACTTTGCAAATGAAATTTTAAAAATAATAAAAATGATAAGTCCTAAATATAGCAAATAAAATAAAATTAAATAAACGAAAGGGAAAAGGAATGGAGAATTTTGAAATTGTTGAATTAGCCCAAGATATAAAAAATAAATTTGGTAATGACCCAATAAATATATGCAATGAATTAGGTATAAAAATAAATTATATGAATTTAAACCCTAAATCATATAAAGCATATACTATGTCTATATCTGATAACCCTGTTATAAGTATTAATAATAATTTTACAGAAACTTCTCAAAAAGTACTTTGTGCTCATGAGCTCGGTCATGCTCTGATGCACAAAAATAAAACCATAAATCAATTTGAAGATATTAATAATGGTATTTTCGAATATGAGGCTAATTTATTTGCAGTTTCATTATTATTTGATACTGATAATTTTAATTTAGATATACTTAATATGGATAACTATATACTTAAAGGTATATTAGATTATAACTTATTTTTAAAGAGTAAAGTTTAACCCTTTGCTCTTTTTTAAAAAAAAGGAGGTATTTTAATGCAAGGAAGTATAAGAAAAAGGGGTAATACCTGGTATTATTCTTTTGACTTAGGTAAAGTTGATGGTAAAAGAAAACGAAAGGAGAAAGGTGGTTTCAAAACTAAAACAGAAGCTCAAAAAGCTTTAAGAGAAGCAATAAATGATTATGAAAATTGTGGCACTATAGTTAATGAAACTAATATTACTTTTTCTGATTATCTTGATTACTGGTTTAAAGAATACGTAACAATAAATTGTAAGTTCAACACTCAAAAATATTATTTAGGAATTATACAAAATCATTTAAAGCCTATACTTGGATCATACAAACTCAAATCACTTTCTCCAAATGTATTACAAGAATTTTTAAATAAAAAATATATTTCTGGATTAAGTAAAAGCTCTTTAAGTAACTTTTATGGTGTTTTATCAGGCTCTTTAAAAATGGCTGTATACCCATATAAGTTTATAAAAGAAAACCCAATGCAATATGTAAAAATTCCAAAGAATAGTAATACTAAGGTTACTCAAGAAAAAATTAAAGTTTTAACTTTGGATGAATTTAAAATAATTTTAAATAGATTCCCTTTTGGAAGTAATTTTTATATTCCTTTACAAATTGCTTTCAATACTGGTTTAAGAGGTGGAGAAGTATGTGCATTAACTTGGGATAATATAGACTTTGATAATAAAACATTAACAGTAGAGCATACTTTAATAGAAAAAGGAAATGGAATTTTTGAGTTAGGAACTCCTAAAACTAAAAGCTCTTTTAGAACTATTGCACTTGGTGATACTTTAATAAATATCCTAAAAAAACATAGAACTTTTCAAAAAGAAAATAAATTAAAATATGGTGAATACTATTCAAACTCAAATTACATTTGTACTAAAGAAAATGGTCAATTAATTACTACATCATCTTTAAAATACTTAAGTAGAGTTGTAAATTATGAATTACTTATTGATTTCAACTTTCATGCCTTAAGACATACTCATGCAACAATGTTGTTAGAAGGTGGGGCTAACTTTAAAGATATTCAAAAAAGATTAGGACACTCAAAACTATCCACAACTATGGACACTTATTCACATGTAACTAACAAGATAACCACAGATACTGTTAATATATTAGAAAAAATTATTGCCGACAATTAA